AAGTCAATTCTGGGTTCAAAGATTCGTGGACAAGGTTACGGTAACCATTTACCCTACACCTAATTCTACAGCTGCATCTAAAGATATGCACATTTACTTTGTTAAAAGAATTCAAGACGTAGGAGCTTATACAAATGCAACTGATGCTCCTTATAGATTTGTTCCTTGTATGACAGCAGGTCTAGCATTTTATTTATCACAAAAATATGCACCACAAAGATCACAAGAATTAAAATTATATTATGAAGATGAGTTAGCAAGAGCATTAGCGGAGGATGGATCAGCAGCGAGTACGTACATTACACCGAAAACTTATTATCCAAATATATAATGACTATTATAACTAAAGGAATGGGAGCTATAATTAAAAGACCTAAAACCGTAGGAAAAAAAGCAAGAAAAGAAAGACTTGAATATTTAAAAGGTCAAAGAAATATTTATAAAAAAGATCCTACTGGAAAAAAAGATAAAATTATAAAATCTATGAATGAAACTTTAAAAAGAAAAAAACATAGTGCTGGTCCAGGAATGATTGATCATTATCATAAAGTAATGACATCAGATTTTGAAAAAAAAACTGGGCCTTATTTTAAAGGTAAAAAATAATGGGAAAATTTTCTAGAGGTAGATATTCATTAATGATTTCAGATCGTTCTGGAGCTGCATTTCCATATAGAGAAATGGTTCAAGAATGGACTGGTGCGTGGGTACATAATTCTGAATATGAACCGAAACAACCACAAATTTCACCAAGACCACATGGTGCAGATCCACAAGCTTTATCACATGCAAAACCTGCAAGAACAGAATTTGCAACAGAAGATATTTTACCAAATAACCCATTTAGCACTACAGCAGCTTCAAAAACTTTAAGTGTTTCTTTTCCAAGTAATGCTTTTAATGATGGAACAACTTATGTTACATTTAGAGATCTTAAACAACCTGTGGGTGGAGTTGCAATTGCAACTTTAGAATTAACATCTACATTAAATGGAGCTATTTCTGATTCAGTTACTTCATTAACATTAGCTGATTCATCTGCTTTTCCAACTTCTGGATATATTATGATTGAAAAAGTATTAACTTCAAGTGATACAACTAATACACTTCTTGTGGGAACTTATCAAAACGAAGTAATCCAGTATACTGGAAATAATACAGGAACAAATGTTTTATCTGGTTTAACAAGAGGAACAGCAGCTCCTTATCGAGGAGAAACACCAACAAGCACAACAGCTAGTTCACATTCTACTGGAGCCAATGTATATGGTTCTTATTTGGCAACCGCTGTTGGCACAAGTTATGAACCCGTAAGTCCACCACAAACAGAAACTCAATATAATTCATTAACAGTGCAGTTAGTTTCTAATGCAACAAGCACTGATACTGGAGGCGGTTTTCAATGTACAATTGGACCCGTTAATGATAGGTATTAAGTATGGCAGGATACACTTTATCAAACTTACAAACAGATATTAGAAACTATACTGAAGTAGACAGCACTGTTTTTAGTGCTGCTGTGTTAAATAGATTTATAGAAAATGCAGAATATAGAATTTTTTATGATGTTCCTATGGATTCAGATAGAGTTGAATATGCAGGAACTTTAGCTGCAGATGTTAATACAGTTAGAGTACCAGCAGGAATGGTTTTTGTAAGAGGTGTTGAAGTTTTTAATTCTACGTCTGCAAGAACAGGAAGAGCATATTGGCTTCAAAAAAGAGATAGAACTTTTATAAATGAATACGTAGGACAATTAACTGGTCCTAAAGGAACTCAAACAGGCCAAGATGTGACTGGATTACCTAAATATTATGCTATGTTTGGAGGAGCAACTGGAACTGCCTCAACTACATCAGGCAATATTATAATGGCTCCTACACCAGATGCTAATTATTTAATAAATATTCATGGAAATATAGTGCCCACAGGATTAGAAACAGAGACCTCTGGAACTTATATAAGTAAATACTTTCCTCAAGGGCTACTTTATGCTTCCCTAGTAGAAGCGTATGGATTTTTAAAAGGTCCAATGGATATGTTGACATTATATGAACAAAAGTATAAACAAGAACTAACTAAATTTGCAAGTGTGCAAATTGGGAGACGTAGAAGAGATGATTATACAGACGGCACTGTCCGTATACCAATTGAATCTGCGAATCAGTAATTAGGAGATAACTATGGCAATAACATCGGCAATTTGTAACAGTTTTAAAGTAGAAATTCTTAAAGCTGAACATAATTTTACTGCTACAACAGGTAATACTTTTAATTTAGCTTTATATACAAGTTCTGCAACTTTAAGCGCATCGACAACAGCTTATGCAAGCACGAACGAGATTACTAATACTTCAGGATCAGCTTATTCAGCTAAAGGAAAAGCATTAACAAGTGTTACTCCAACACTAGACTCTTCAACTGCAGTGTGTGATTTTGCAGATGTTTCTTGGACATCAGCTTCTTTTACAGCTAATGGATGTTTAATTTTTAATGATTCACATTCAACAGATGCAGCAGTTTGTGCAGTAGCTTTTGGTGGAGATAAAACTGTATCAAGCGGAACTTTTACAGTTCAGTTTCCAGCAGCAGCAGCAACAACAGCGATTGTCAGAATAGCATAAGGAGGAAGTCCTTATGGCTAATACTTGGGGACGATCCGGCACAACCTGGTCGCAGGGTTTGTGGGGCGAACAAGACAGTAACGCAGCCGAAATTTCTTCGGGCGTAGCAGCAACAATATCTTTAGGAACTTTAGTAGCTTATCCTGAACAAGGATGGGGTCGTGATGCTTATGGGGAAGAACCGTGGGGCGAAAGTTATGATCCAACTATTCAATTAACAGCACCTAGTGGACTAACTTCTTCTATTGGAAGTGTTTCAGCTTATCCTGAACAAGGATGGGGTCGTGATACTTGGGGTTTTGAAAACTGGGGTGAATCTGCATTAACAGTTGTTGTAGATGTAGAATCTAGCGGAGTGGCAACCACAGGAGTGGGTGCAATTTCTTTAGATGATATGCAGATAGGCCTAAGTGGTCAAGATGCCACTTCTTCAGTTGGCACACCTGGATTATTATTTGGTTCAGGTGATTTAAGTTTATCGGGTGTTTCAGCAACCACAAGTGTTGGATCTATTGTTCCAGCTATCGTAGTTCCTTTAAGCGGAATTGGAGCTACTTCTTCTGTTGGTGCTATTGCACCAGCTGATGTAATGGGATTAACTGGAGTAGAAGCAACTATTTCTGTTGGAGAACTAGACGTTACTCCTACCGAATTAGTTAATATAACAGGAGTGGGGGCTACTTCGTCAGTAGGCGCTATTACTCCTGATGATATGATGGTTGGTTTATCTGGTGTTTCCGCGACAGCAAGTACAGGTTCCATTGCTCCTACAGAAATGACAATAGGATTGACAGGGATTTCAGCAACTGTTAGTGTGGGTCAAGTTGGTGGTCCAATAGCATGGGAAAAAATTACACCTTCTCAAGGCGGAAGTTGGAGTAAAAAAACAGCTACACAAGGCGGAAGTTGGAGTAAAGTTACACCACCTTAATAAATATATGTTATTGACATTATGTATAAAACAAAATAAAAATGGATAATTAAGCAGGAGATAAATTATGGCTTCAACGTACACACCTTTGGGTGTTGAAAAAATGGCAACTGGCGAGAATGCCGGTACATGGGGAACCAAAACCAATACAAACTTAGAGATTATAGAACAAATAGCTGGGGGTTACACAACTCAAGCGGTTTCTGATTCTGGAGATACAACTCTTTCAGTTTCTGATGGATCAACTGGAGCAACTCTTGCACATAGAATTATAGAATTAACAGGATCAATTACAGGAAATAGAAGTGTAACAATTCCTTTAGATGTTCAAGATTTTTATATTATAAAAAATTCAACTTCAGGAGCTTATACGGTAACATTTAAATATGTTTCTGGATCAGGAGATAGTGTCGTTTGGTCCACAACAGATAAAGGAACAAAAATTATTTATGCAACAGCTAATGATGGAACTAATCCAGATATGGCAGATATATTTGCTACATCTTCGGAAATAACATTAGCTAATAATAATGCATTAAAATTAGGAGATGCAGATACATCAGCATATGTTGGTTTAGATGCTCCTTCCACAGTCAGTGGATCCTATACCATAACATTACCTGCGGCAGTAGCTAGTGGGGCAGATTATGCTTTAACAACATCAGATAGCGCGGGAACTATGCAGTGGACAGCAACCTCAACATTTGGTATATCAATAGGAAAATCTATTGCAATGGCGATGATTTTCGGGTAATAATTAAAAGGAATTAATTTATGGCAACACCAAATTTAGCATCAGTCTCAACGATAACACCTAAGAATGCTATGGGTAATCTTGGAGATACAAACAGAACTACAATGGTAGACGTTACTGCAGAGTACGCTGCTCAAATAAAAACAATTTTAATTTCTAATGTAGATGGAACAAATGCATGTGATGTAACAATTGAAGTAAGTAATGATAACGGAAGTACTTATTACAAAATTGGAAGTACTATTTCTGTACCAGCAGATTCTACTTTAAGTTTTTTAGATGCAACTGGACCTTTATGGTTAGATGAAACAGATTTATTAGCTGTTACAGCAGGAACAGCCAGCGATTTAGCATGGCATGTTTCTTATGTGGAAATGGCTGACTAATATTAATAGGAGGAAAGAATAAAATATGCCCAGAATAATTAAAATGGCCAAAGGTAGTTACACAGCTACTGATATTACTGTTGATTCAGATGGAAGAGTTGTAACTGCTTCTTCAGGATCAGGGGGCCAATCACACTTTGTAATGACAAAGGGATCCATAAGTGCGGAGAATTTTACTCACGCAATTAATCCAGCTACAACTGTTATTCAAGCTTATATGGTTGGCGGCGGTGGCGGAGGTGGCGATCCTTCAGCAGTCGCAGGAGCTGGCGGCGCATCCGGACTTATTTCAGGACCTCAAGCAGCACCTTTTTCTCAACCAGTCACAGTCGGTGCTGGTGGACCTAATAGATTTGATCCCGGTGCAGCAACTAATTATGCAAATTTTGGAACAGCGAACGGCGGTCAATCAGGACAACAAGGACCAGGAAATACTGCCTCTCCAGGAAATTTAGTAGCGCACTCTCCTTCTAATTTTACTGTCACAGCAGATACTTCTCCAGGAATGGGTGGTCCAGGTGCACCCGATTCTCCATACTCGCAATCGGCAACGGTTATTTTTATGAATGGCTATCTTAATTACAACCCTAATCCAGGTCAACTGTCAAATGCACATGGATCAGGAGGAAGTAAAGGAAATTCAGGAAATGCAGGTGAGAACGGAGCGATCGCTATTTTTGAGAATATAGGAGCATAAAATGGCATATATTTATACTGATTCAAGAAATACTATAGTTCATGCGGCCGCAAATGATAATGAAAAAAATTTTGCTAACCTATCAGAATGTATTGATAGTGCTACATGGAAAGAATGGGATGTATCCGATGCTGATTTTGAAGATGTAATGTTTAAAAAAAAATGGATTCAACCTGAATTAGTGACGGATGATTCTTTAAATCTTAAAACAAATACTCTGATACAGTATGATTCTCAAGCAACAATAGATGATGATATTTCAACAACTGTAGCACGATATACGAAATTTATAGAGCATAATTTATCACATGCTAAACTTTCCGATATTCAAGCATATATAAATGTATTGAATGGAATTGATACTTCATCTTTAAGTTATCCTTTAAGTGCAAAAAGTTTACCAGAATATGTAAAATCTCTTGGAGAACCTTATTTACACACCTATTCTTTAATTACATATTAATTATTGATTTTTTATACATTCTCTTATATAAAGAAGTAGAATGTTTTATAAAGATATACAGTTTTCAACAGGTCAAATTTATTTAAATATTTGTGAAAAAGAAGATTTACCTTCTCCTATTAAAACAAATATTCCACAATGGTTTAAAAAATTAGAGCATAATTTTCATAATAGAACTATTAAGGGGTGTATGCCATTTCTAGACACTTTAACAAGTGGTTATTTATTAAAATTTCCTCAAGATATGTATATTAAACATAATTTTTTAAATGAAAAAGATCAAAAAATATCTACTTATGATTTTTCTCTAGGTTCTGAATTAAAATACAGTGGAGTTAATTTAAATTTTTCAGGAGAAGGTTCTCACCATGATGTAAACCAAGTACAAGGAAGTCATTTTTTAAATAAACATGGACATTACCCTCTTTATAAAATAAAAAATCCATGGCATATAAAAACTCCATCTGGATATTCTTGCTTATTTGTTCCCCCTCTTAATAATAGTGATGATCGATTTGAAATACTTTCGGGAATTGTAGACACGGATTCTCATCCTTTACCCATAAATTTTCCTTTTGTAATTAATGGGGATAAATATAAAACTTTAGAAACTACTATAAAAAAAGGCACTCCTTATGTTCATATTATTCCTTTTAAAAGAGATAACTGGAAGATGAAAATTTTAGCACAAAAAAAGAACCCTTATAATGTTTCTCTGTCTAAAGGTTTTTGGTTTACAACTTTTTTACATAGATATAAAAATAAAATATGGAGTAAAAAAATATGGAAGTAGAAGATATGATAAGAATTTATGATGGTTTTATTCATCCTGAAAATATTTCGCGTCTTATTAAATATGCTATTAAAGACGGAGAAAATATGAAGGAAGCTACCATAGTTGGCAACGATCCAAACAAAGGAACTGTGGATAAAGAAATTAGAAGAGTTAATGAGATACATTTTAAACAAGATTCTAAATCTTTAACAAATGTGCATTATTTTAATTTTTTACATCATCAAATTTTTAAATCTGTTTATTTTAGATATATACAAGATCTTAAAATTGAAGTGGCAGTTCAAAAAGTAGAAATGAGTTTATTACGCTATACTAAAGGAGGACACTATAGATTTCATGTAGATCATGGTCTTAGTATTCCTAGAAGTTTAAGTTTTATTTTATTGCTTAATAATGACTATGAAGGAGGAGAGTTACAATTTAAAGAAGTAAACAGCGATGAAATAATTACCATAGAAAATAAACCAGGAAGAGTAATTATATGGCCAAGTAATTTTATGTATCGTCATAGAGTGAAACCCGTTACAAAAGGAACCCGATACTCCGTGGTGTGTTGGTATTCGTAAATGATAAGAAAAGATTTTAAATATAAAAAAATTAAAAATTTTTTAACTTCTGATGAATTAATACTGTTGAAAGATTATTGTATAATAAAACATAGAGCTAATGAAACGGGATTTGATATAGATCAAACGCGGGGAGAAACTTTTATATATGGTGATCCGGTTATGGAATCTTTATTATTAAAAAAAAGAAAAAAAATGGAAGAAATAACTGGTTTAAAACTTCTTCCTACTTATGCATTTTGGAGAATGTATGTTTATTTATCGGATTTAAAAAAACATACGGATAGACCTTCATGTGAAATAAGTGTTACTGTAAATTTAGGTAATGATGGAACTTCCTGGCCCATCTTTATGGACGGAGCGTCGATTGAGGTAGATCCCGGAGATGCCGCAGTTTACTTAGGAGAAACTGTTGAACATTGGAGAAAACCTTTTGAAGGAGATTTTCAAGCACAAGCTTTTTTACATTATGTAGATTTCGACGGACCTAATAAAAATTATTATAAAGATAGACGACATATTTGGGGAATTCCAAAAAATAATTAAGGAGCAAACATGAGAATATTTTTAGATGAAGAAAAAAATGGAGTGTGGGAATTTTCAATTGAAGAGATAAAAGCTATAAAGAAAAATAAGAATAAACTTATTATTCCACGAGTAGCTCATAAACATATTATTAATAATTTAATGGGTATGTGTTTAGGCATGGGTGAACAATTGATAAATACCGATGCTGCAAAAATTCTAACTTACAGTAATCAAGTAGATTTTATTTCACCAGATAAAAAAAATAAATAATGTTTGAGTTGGTTAAATTAATAGATAAACACGTTCAAAGACCCACGATTATGATTGAAACTTATATGGAAAATTTTAATCCGGACAGTTTAATTTCTAAAATTAATAATGAATTACAACAAGATAATCATTTAAATTATGTTACTAATGTTAAAGGTGAGATGACTAAGTGGGATGCTTTTACAAAAGATCCAGAATTTAACGCTATTCTTCAAAAAAACTCATCTATTCTTTCTAATGCTATTGGAGAAGATACTTTTATTTTAGAACAAGCATGGGGAATTCGATTAAGCGGAAAACAATTAGTTAGAAAACATAAACACGAAAAACATTGGTTATCAGGAGTGTTTTATTTAAGCAATACTTCTCAAGAATTATTTTTTGAAGAACTTAATTTATCCATTAAACCAAAAGTAGGAACTTTTATTGTATTTGATGCTCATCTTTTTCATCAAACTAAAAACTTGGTTGGAGAAGATGTTAAATATGCAATAGCATTTAATCTTGATAGAATTACAGAAACATATTAATGGAAATAATAGAAAATTTTTTACCCCAAAACATTTTTAACAAACTAAGAGACATATTTTTTTCTGATAAGTTTCCGTGGTATTATGTAGATCATATTGCTCATCCTAATGATAATAAAAATTTTTATTTTATTCATGAATTAATATCCGAGAAATATCCATGCAGTCAGCAGTTTCATTTAATTCATCCTATACTGGGAGCACTTAAATACTCAGCTTTTATTCGCATGAGAGCTAATTTATATACTAAAAGACCTACTCAAACTCGTGATGCTTTTCATGTAGATCTACCAGGAGATCAACATAACATGACTGGAATACTTTATTTAAATACTAATAATGGTTATACTTTATTTAAAAATAATGAAAAAGTAGAGTCAGTTGAAAATAGATTAGTTTTATTTAAAGGAACCGAAGAACATTGTAGTGTTGCTCAAACAGATACTAAAGTTAGAGTAGTAATAAATATAAATTTTTATCCATGACTCCTTTGTTAACATTTTCTTTTTTAAACTATATTAAAAATACTAATTTAAAAGATTTTAAATTAGTAGAAATTGGAGGGGGTGAGTCTTCGGTTTATTGGAATAAACTTTTTAAAGAAGTTTTAGTTTATGAAGATGATGAAGGTTATTTTAAAGAGCTTCAAGAACATAACATTAATGTTAAAAAATTTGATTTAAATATATTTAAAGATAAAGAGTTTAAAGCCCATATTAAAAGCGCTGATTATATCATTATTGATAATAATGTAGATAAGATAAGTAGACTTAATTTTGCATTATATACGACGTTTCATTCAAAAGAAAATGTATCCATTATCTTAGATAATACTACTTGGAATATTCAAGCTGATGATTTTCTAAGCAAAATTTATTTTAAAAAAGAATTTCCAGGTCTCAATAAACAAAATGAATTAACAGTTACTTCCCTCTATCATACAAAAAAAGAACCCTTATACTATCTTAAATTGCAAGTTCCTTCCTAATATTCCTCTATTTATTTTTAACTGTTTTTAGCTTATAATAGATGCTATATATTAGGATTTTTATGCTACAAAAGATAGGATTTTTACCAGGATTTAATAAACAAATTACACCTACCGGAGCCGAAGCACAATGGACGGGTGGTGAAAATGTTCGTTTTAGATATGGAACTCCTGAAAAGATAGGTGGGTGGCAATCTTTAGGAGATAAAAAATTAACCGCCGCTGCTAGAGCCCTACATCATATGGTTAATGCTGAGGGTATTAAATACGCGGCTATTGGAACTAATAGAATTTTATATGTTTATTCAGGGGGAGTTTACTATGATATTCATCCTTTAGTTAATCCATCAGGTACAGCTATCACTAATGCTTTTACTACAACCAATGGTCAATCAACTGTAACTGTAACTTTTGGTTCTGCTCATAATTTTAAAGCTGGGGATATAATTTTATTTGGAGATAGTTCTACATTTACATCTATTACTAATTCTGTTTTTGATGCAACTACTTTTTGCGATAAAAAATTTATGGTAAACGATGTTCCTACTACCACTACAATAGAAATAAATGCTGGGGCTACTGAAACAGCATCGGGAGCCACGACTTCGGGAGGAATTACTTATTATAGATATTACCACGTAGGTCCAGCTGAACAGGTGGGAGTTTATGGATGGGGTATATCTCAATTTGGTGGTACAGTTACTAATCCTCAAACTAATACTTTAGATGGAGCTTTAGGAGATAACGTTTATGGAACAGGTGGATCAGGAACCAGTATTGTTTTAGATTCAATTAGCGGATTTCCAACAACAGGAACGAATTATATTCAAGTTGGTACAGAAGAAATTTCTTATACAGGAGTTTCAGGAACTACAACTTTAACAGGAATTACAAGAGCAGTTAGAGGAACTACAAGAGCAGCTCATTCTGATGGTGCAACAGTTACTAATACCAGTGACTATGCGGCATGGGGTCAAGCTGCAGCAACAACAGATAAAGTTGCTGAACCAGGACTTTGGGCTCTAGATAATTATGGTTCTAAACTTATTGCATTAATTTGTAATGGAGCTGTGTTTGAATGGGACTCTGATTTAGCCAATGCAACAGCAACTAGAGCAACTATTATATCTGGAGCACCGACCGCATCTAGAGATATGATTGTATCAACACCCGATCGTCACTTAGTTTTATTTGGAACTGAAACAACGATTGGAGATACATCAACCCAAGATGATATGTTTATAAGATTTTCGTCTCAAGAAACATTATCTACTTGGGCACCTACCGCAACTAATACCGCTGGTACACAAAGACTGGCTGCCGGATCACGGATCATTGGCGCTGAACTTGGAAGAAATGCAATTTACGTATGGACGGATACCTCATTATTCACCATGCGTTTTGTAGGTCAACCTTTTACTTTCGCATTCGAACAAGTGGGAACGAACTGTGGATTAATAGGTAAAAACGCAGCGGTTGAAGTTGACGGAGCAGCTTATTGGATGTCTGAAAATGGTTTCTTTAGATTTACTGGTAAACTAGAATCTTTAGATTGTTTAGTAGAAGACTATGTTTATGATGATCTTAATACTACTTCTAATCAAATGATATGTTGTGGAGTTAATAACTTATTTGGTGAAGTAATGTGGTTCTATCCAACATCAGATTCAAATGTAAATAATAGATGTGTCTTTTATAGTTATTTAGATTCTACGGTTAATAGACCTATATGGTATACTAATGCAAACTCATTATGGCCTAGAACTACTTGGCAGGATTCAGCAATATTTGGTTTACCACATGCAACTCAATATGATGCCGATACAGATACTTCTTTTGATGTAACTGGTAATACAGAAGGAGTTACTTATTACTATGAGCATGAAACAGGAACTAATCAAATTAAAATTGGAACAACAAGTGCTATACCAGCCAACATATTATCTGGAGATTTTGATATTACTCAAGATCAAAGACAAGGAATTACGTTTAGAGGAGATGGGGAATATATGATGAGAGTTAGTAGATTTTTACCTGACTTTATCACTCAAGCAGGTAATACTATTGTTACACTAAATTTGCGAGATTTTCCTAATGAAACAGCAGCTAGTTCAACGTTAGGACCTTTTACCATTACATCTTCAACCACTTATACATCTTGTAGAGCACGAGGTAGATCTGTTGCAGTTAAGATAGCAAATACAGCGGTAGATTCTAATTGGAAATTGGGGACTTTTAGGTTAGATGTACATGCAGGAGGAAGAAGATAATGCCTTTTAAATCTGAAAAACAAAGAAGATATTTATTTGCTAACGAACCAGAGATCGCAAGAGACTGGACTGAAACTTATGGAAGCAAAATTCAAAAAGCTGACGGTGGAATAATGAGAATACCTTTTCAAGGTGGGGGAGGAATGGATGCTTCCCAACCAGATTTTTCACCTCCATCAGCAACATTGACAAGTCCAGATAGAAGTCCGCGTGAACAAAGAATTACACAACAATACGATCCAATAATGCAACCACCACAACAAATGGGAGCATCTAGGAAATTTAAAGAACCATATGATTTAAGAACGCTTCCTGGCCAGTTGGATAACTTAAATGCTGGAATTCAATTAATAAGATTTGCTAAAGACCCAAGTATGGCCGCATTTATGAAATGGATGGGAGGACCTTTTGGATTAATATTAGGTGCTTCTCAAATGAAAAACATTTACGATGACGATGAAGAACAAACTTCTTATAACATGGGAGGTTTAGCAAGTTTATGGCCAAGATAGTACAAACATTAACGAGAGCAAGCCCTGAATATAGGCAAGATGTAGCTCAATCTTTAGTGAGAGATTTAGACGCAATTGTTGAAAAATTAAATACTACTTTTCAACAAGATTTAAAACAGGAGATAGAAGCTAAAGCTTTCTTCATGGAATAATGGCTGTTGTTAATCAATATAAATTTTACGGAGTAGATGATAGTACCAGTGGAGCTGCATTAACTATGTTTGGAGCTAGTTCTCCAGCTAGTACTGAAACCTATATACTTAAATCTATTAAGGTAACATCAGCAGGAACTCCAACGGTGACTGTTATAAACAACTCTATAACCGCTATTAAATCAGCTGCTTTAACAGCTAATGTAACGACAGAATTATTAACGATGCCAATGGTGGTTGAGGGAGGAACAAATTTAACTGTTCAATCTAGTAGTTCTGATTCTTTTGATGTGGCTATTAGTTATCTAAATATTAATAAGGAGATAATATCATAATGAAAACAACTTTAGTAGAGGGTAAAGAAGTACCCGTTTTTGAACCTAAAGAAATAATTACTACTATCTCAAACCTTAAAACAGGAGAGATATACAAGACTGAAGAGGAGTGGAAAGCTAAAGGAATTGATGAAAAAGACATCCGAAGAGATGTAAAAGTAATCATGCCAGACCTTGCTATGTTGTTAAAAACATAGTAAAGTATATGCTCAGGAATTATACGCCTGCCTTTAACGTTAAATTAGACAAAATTATGGCAATAACAGATTTACAGATTTCAGAAGAACTACAAACAGGGGCTCCTTCTATTAAATATAGAGGTAATGAAGGACCACAAGCACCTATGCAAATGGCTGCTGGAGAAGATCCATTACTTGTAGAAGAGTATAAAAAATACGTATTTGAAATGCAAGAACAAGGACTACAACCAATGTCTTTTGAACAATTTAAACAACAAGCCATGTCTGGTATGGCTGAAGGTGGAAGACCTGGATATGGTTTAGGAAGTATTATTAAAAAAATTACAAGACCAGTTAAAAAAGTTTTAGGAAGTGATCTAGGTAAAGCTGCATTA